AATATCCTCATCGAGCGTGTCGGGGTCCGCGATGTAGATTGAATCAGACGCCAGCTCGGCAACCATGCTGTCGATATAGCCGTCGATATTGTTGGCGTCCTCATTCGACGGATTCGTGCCGACGTCACCGCCCGTCAGAATCATCAAGACCTTGAACTGGATTTGCGCTCGCGTTTTCGACATTTACCAGCCCGCCCGTGTGCGCTTTGCCATCACGCGTTCTTTGACGGTTTTCTCCGCGGCGGTTTTCCTGGGCGTTTTTGCCCGCGCCGGGACGGTTTTTGGTTTTACCGGCTCGGGTACATAATCCTCAAATACTGGGCCAGGATCAGGATCCGTCACGGGATCTTCTTCCGGTATTGGTACCGGTTCGGGCACAGGCTCGGGATCTGGCTCGGGTTCAGCTTCGGGTGCCGGTTTTTGCAATGCCGCCTGATCCATCGCCTTGTTAACCGTCCCCATTTCCGACAGCTCGAAATTTTTGTTACCGGCCATTTTTTTGATCATGTGCGCGGTATTTTCGTTTTCCTCGATTTCGACCGCCACGCCGTCAAAAAACGTGAACTCGCCCCATTCGCATACCTTGGCGTCACCTTTCGGCGCGCGATAAATCACGGAAACTGTTGCCATCTGTCACCCTTCAAAACAAAACTCCGCCCGATCGGGACGGAGTTTTGTTTCTTAATGAGCCTTGCGTTTTTTGTTTCTGCCGCGGTGCGCTGCCTTTTTCACCGTCGTCCGCCTGACGGCAAGCTTACGCCTCGTGCTGATTTTTTTTTGTATCCGCTTTCGGATCCGCTTTTAGATGAGGCTTTTCACGCGGCGCAGCCACTTCCGGCTCGGGAGGAGGTGGAGCTGCCTTCACGGTAAAGGCCTTGTCCTTCTGGATTTCAGCCAGCAAAGCCGCATTGGCTTCGTTGACCGTAACGTCGACCATTTCGCCCTCGACAAACCTGAACCCGCTCATTTCGCAGACCTTGTTGCCGTCCTTGCCGTGGTAGGTAACCTGCATGCTCGCCATTGTGTTTTCCTCCAAAAAATTAGCCACCCGCATATCAACGAGTGGCTAACTTGTTTCGTTCCTGGGGCATCGCGCTTGCGATACCGTTAGTTGTCAATGTAGCCGGTGAGATAAGTGTCGAGCGTACCAACGACGTTACCCGCGGCTTGTGTGCCGATCGTAACCAGCACCTCAGTTTCAGAAGGCGCCTTGTAGAGCAAGCCCGCCGCAGCGAGCGTGACGTTGGTTGCTGCCGCCACGCCCGTCGTGAGATAGCGGTTGGCGCTGTTGGCATCGCCAACCGTGAACGCCAAACCTGCCGCGAAGGCACTCGAGACACAGAGAATACCGGTCACGACAAACCCCGCGGGGATCGTGAAGGCGCCGACGGTATTGCCGGTAACGTCATCCGTCGCGCTGACATTCACACGACGACCGATCGTTTTCATTGTGCGGGCAAAACCTTGACCGCCAACCTGGGGCTGACCCCAATCTTTACGATAGACCATTTGCGATTTCTCCTGACAAATGGATTGTTAAGTTTAAGGCTTCGCTACGTCACGAAACCGCTGAGAAAGACGTCCATAGTCCCGGCAACCGGCGTTCCTGCCGCGACCCCGATCGTTATGAGAATTTCAGTCTCGGCAGGATTTTTGTAGAGCAACCCGGTAGATGCGACCGCTACAGTCGTGCCGCCCGTGCGCCCGGTCACGTCACCGTTGAGATAACGCGTCGGCAACGCCGCATCGCCCAAACTGATTGATAGCGAGGTGCCGCCATCCATGTCGGAATAGGCAACCGCGCAACCGTCAACAGTAAACCCGGCTGGCACCGTGAAGGCGCCGATCGTGTTCGCCGAGGTGCCAAGATCGGTTGTGCTGAGTTGAACCCGGCGCCCAAGAAATTTACGGGTGCCGGAATTGCCTTGCCCGCCAGTGTTGGGCGTCGAAGCCCAATCCCTGCGATACGCCATCGCTCCCTCCTTTCAAAAGGAACGGGAGGGCTTTTCACCCTCCCGGTTTGAGTTGGGGGGAATTAGGCGTTGGCGACACCAGACACGAACGCCGTGACCATGCCCCAATCGACAAGATCACCGACCGTTGCCCCGACCACCGAGAGCGGTGCCTTGGCAATTTTGGCGGTGCCGTATTGGGCCTCGATCCCCATGCCGGTGATAAAGTCGTAATCACCGTCCTCGAGCTGCGTCGGGCGCGGCATTTGCCCAAGCGCATACGCGATCGCGCCCTGCCCAAGCAGGAATACCGGCTCGACGTCGATACCGGCCGTGCCCTGCCCTTTGAGCAGAAGGCGTTGCGTGATTTCGGGGATTTCGAGGTAATAGACGCCATCGTAAACCAGCCCGCCGCCCGTGAAGATCGGGTTGTTTTTCGTCGGGGATGATTCACGCTCGCGCGCGTCTCGATTCGCCTGATACATCGGCGGATCGGCTTTCAAGTCGCGCATTGCACGCGACCCGATCAGGCACAGGTACCATTCCTGGTCAGCGCCTTTGAGCTGGTACGGGCTGATTTTCGGGCGCCCGTTATAGACGCCAGGATTGGAAGCATCGACACCGGTTTGCTGCGCCACGTTTTTCATCAGCGAACCAACCGCCGCCGTCATCTTGTCGGCAGTGCTATCGACGTTAAGCAACGCGGTTGCAAACGTCGAATTGTAGTTACCGATCACGCTGCCGAAAACCACGCGATCGTAGTTTGCCGTCGTCCAACTATTTTTCTGCCCCGTTGACGCCGCCGACCATTTGACGCCGTTGACGCGAGAACCGGGAGCTGTGAGGCGCCCCGCTTGCACGGCTGACGTCGGGATCGACAGCAACGAGTCTACAATGTCGTCACGCACCACCCGCTTTGACCAGCCCGAGAGCAAAGAACGTGCTGTCGAGCGGATCGAAAACGAGCTTTCCTTGTTCACGGCGCGGTTATTGGCAACCGCGTTGCGTGCCCAATCGGCCCAGACCGGGAAGCCGTAGCTATCGATCTGTTCCTCAGCGCCGCGCAACGTGCCAGCGCCAACGCCAGGACCGCTTAGTTGCGTAACGAGCGGGACGTTGATTTCCTTGCCGTCCGCGGCAAGGTCTTTCATCCGCACGATCGGATAGGTGCTATCGGCCCCCATGAAGGGGTCGAATCGCGATGCTCGCAGGAAGTCAATCGCCGCGTCTTTGCGGAATTTAATGACTTCATTATTGACATGATTAGCCGTGAGGGCCATGTGGCCGATCCTTTCAAGACAAACCGGATCGCCTCACGGTCAATGAAAAACCCGCCACAAGAGGGCGGGTTGTTTCACATGAAACGCGAAAACGATCAGGTCACGATTGAATCGAAAAGGGAGTCGTCGGACAAATCTTCCTGTGACGCCCTCAGTGCAGCACTTTGACGGGAAACGCCGTTCATCGAGGGAGCGAGCATAGGACGGCCCTTGCCTTGATTCTGATTCTGTTGCGCCTCGTTCCGCCACGCTTCCATTGCGCTTTTACGGAACTCGGGATCCTTGAGGGACTCAGCGAGCACTTTTTGTTTGTAGGCGGCAGGATCATTGCCGACCTCAGCGCGCACTTTCACCTCACGAAACCACTGCATCAGAGTTTCACCGGGATCCGTTGAATTGTTCATGCGGATCTGCAGCGCAGGATCGGCACCTTGTCGCAGAAACTCGTGTGCCGTCGCATACGCCTGGTCGAACTCTTCCTTGTAGGTCTTGCGAGCTGCTTGGAGGCTCATTTCGCGCCGCTCACCGATCAGACGTTCCTCAAAACGTCTTTCCATGTGCTCGCGATACCCCTTGGGATCCATCAGCGGATCGGGCTCGTCGGCTTTCGGGGCGGGGTTTTCCAGTGCCGCCATGCGGCGCTGAAATTCCTGCCGTTCAAAAGCAAGACGGGCATTTTCCGTTTTCAAGGCGTCACGCTCGGCTTGCGCCGCGCGCTTTTCCTCGCTGATCTCCCTCAGGCGCCATGACGGAACCAGCGGGGCGTTGTCATCGACAGGTGGCCGCTCCTTGTCGGCCGGTGTCTCTGGCGCTGCCGCTTTGTCCGCTACGGGCGGTTCGGGCTCGGGTTTTGCTGCCGGTTCCGGTTCGGAAACTGGCGGCTCGACCGCGCTATCGAACAATGAGTCTTCCGTTAAGTCCTCTTTTTCGTCAGGCATGGGTCATCCTTCTTTCCCACTGTGTCGCCAGTGGCTTCGCGTTTTGCCCTGCTCTCGCGTCGGGCTTGCGTCAGGAATACGGCGATATCGTTCGCCGCCGACGAGCTCATTCCGCAGGCTGCGCTGGCATACTGTCCGCGCGCTCGCGATCCATATCCATTTGCTGTTCGTGCTGCTCGCGATCGATCTGCATTGCGGCCGCGGCCTTCATGCGCTCGATCTGCATGTCCATGACCGCTTGCATGCGCGCGATCTGCTGCTCGTTTGCGGCGCGCATTCGCTCGAGCATCATGTCCTGCTGCGCTTGCATGGCGGCGCGGTTGTCGTCGCGCTGCGCTGCCGCCTCATCCATTTGCGCCTCGCGCACCTTCATCGCCATGTCCTGCTGCGCTTGCGCGTCGGCGCGTTGCGCGTCCTGCGCTTTCAGCGCGGCGTCCTGTTGCGCCGTTTGCTGATCGAGCTGCGCTTTCGCCTGTATCGCCATGACTTTCGGATCAGGCGGCGGCGGTGCGTTCTGCTTGGCTTGAATCTTGTCGATCATCGGCTTTTTGACCGACGCTGGCAGCGGCGCCAACTGGATCGCGATCTCGGGGAACTCTTGCAGGAATTGCGGGCCTAGCGATTGCAGCACTTGCAGACTGTCGCCCTGCAGGTTGACCGTATCCGGCCCCTCATCGATGATGATATCGACGTCGAGCGATCCTAACGCATTGACGATCTGCGGACGGCCGTACTGATCGATGGTGAGCTTGTTGGCCTGGAAGTATTGCGCCAAATTCTGATCGTCGGTGACACGGATCCAGCGCTCGGCCTTCCAGTAGCGCTGCACGATATTCCAGCAATCACGATAAACGCGGATTTTCCAGTTCTTGAACGCAGTGAGGTACGGGCCTAGCTCGGCAATACCCGCCTGTTGCAGCAATTGAATCGCGCGCCCGCTTGAATCCTCAAGCCCCTGCCCAATCAATGCCGGATTCGGCCCGAAGTTTTCAATCTCGTTCTTTGCTTCCTGCAGCAACTCAAGCTGGCCCTTAAAGTCGGCCATCGTGGTTGTGTCGGGTTCCATCTTGAGGCCGGGGTTAACCTCGATCCAGCCGTCGGCCTTGGCCCATTCCTTGCGCGACACTTCAATGTCGTCGACCGCGCCTTTTTCGCTGATCACCTTGCGCGAGTTGAGCAAATGCAGCGATTTGGAACGGCGGTGATTGATTTCGTCCTGCGGCGATTTCAAATTGCGCGGAAAACCATAACGATCGCCGTCGTGGTCGACGGAGGCCGAAAACATGCGGTAACGCGGAAACGTCTTGCCTTTCTCATCGATGAACGGCGACACCCCCTGCATCAAAACGACGTTGCCCGCGTACAGGCACCAGCGCCACTTGCCGCCCTTGATGTACCAGTGATCACACAGCCTGACTTTCTTCGCCGTGGTGTTGACCCAGTTTTTCTCGCGATCGAATTCAGTGACGTTGATCAGGTCCGATCCCGTTTCGATCAGATCCTCGAGCTCGTTGGCTTTTTCGGGCGCGATCTCCTTGGCCTGATCCAGATCACACCATTTTGCCACACCCATAAACCGGCAATCGGTGAAACCCTCATCGTAAGAACGCGGGTCATAGAAAAATCCATCGCCGTAAGTGATATGCAGGTCTAACGTCGGATCGCCGGTGTCTCCCGGCACCAGATCGTATTCGATCCCGGCAATGCCATCGATGGCGGCGCCTCTGGCAATGCGCGATGATTTCGACGCCCAATCATTTGAATCGAGCACATAGCGAATCGTCGCCGTGGCGATTTCGGCGCCCCGGTCGTGCATCGGTGTGCGCGCAAACGCTTTTGGATCCTGCCGCAAGCGTTCGACCAGGCCCACCACCGCATCGATCTTGCGGACTATGCGGTTGGACGTCACAACCGGCTGCTTGCGATCGCGTAACGTCCTGATCTCTTCGCGCGTCCACTGATCGCCGTGGTAATAGTGCCGCGCCTCGAGCATTTCATAGCCTTCGGCGCTTTTGGCCGCGGCGTAGTCCTGGTACTGGCGTCTCAGCTTTGTCGTATCGAGGATATCAGCCGCATCCTCTTCGTCGACGGCATAGCCCTGCTTCGCCTGTTGCGTCGCAACCGGCAGATATTGCGGGCTTTCCATTTTTTTGTCCGCTCGAGAAATGTTTAACCGCCGCCTGCCCCGCGGGCTGTGACGCCAACTTCCCTTGGGAGTGCCTTTGGGAGGATGACACCCGCGGAGACAAGCGACGGACAGCGGGAGGGGTGAGGGGTTGTCTCGAAAATCCCGCTATGCCAGTTTTCGTTTGCGTCCGAACACGCCAAGCAGCCCGAGCCCGCCCGCGAACAGCCAAACCGCTCCCGGCAATGGCGTTGTATCGACGCCAAACGCCAGGATTTGATTTTGTGCGGGCGCGTCCAGCAATTCAACCGAGCAACCGGGACAATCCCAGATCCCGCCCGGCTGTACGTTGGCGACAAGCGCCGCAACCAGCGTTGCCAATGCACCAGACGCGTTATCCAAAAGCGTGCCCTGGTATTCGACGTTCCAGATCGCGAGCTGGAACGCGGCCGAGCCGTCGAGGCCAAAGGTATTGCCAAGCGTGCTCGAGGTGCCGTGGATCATCAAGGATCCGAGCTCGGCAATTTGCTGGTTGGTCAGGATTGGATTGGGAAAGCCGACGCCCGCGGTGGTGAGCGGCACGATATTGTAGATCGCGTTGGCTTGCAGATGATCAAACAAGTCGACGCACCAGGCGTCCAACGTCTGACCGGCATTCGGTCCCGTACCGTTGAGGACGATCATGCCAGCGCTGACACCGATACTTGTCGGTGACGTGATGGTGATATTCTGGCCGTTGATCTGGCCGAAACTGCCGTAGTCGAATTGATCGGCCCTGGCTGCGCCAGCGCACAAAAGAAATGCCCCGGCCAGCATTGCTGCTTTACGCATAGAATTGCCTCACATTGTTTGAGTAGATTTGGTTTGAGATTAAAAGATCACGGCTAGGATCAGGCACACGATCAGCGCCTCGATCAAAAACGCCGTCTCAATGCCGCGAGAAAATCTGGACTCCATAACCGGCACCTCATCGGTACCAGCCCCGGCCCGTTATAGTCCTTAACCGCTGCCACGCGGCGGTAGGAAGGTGCCGTCAATCGTCCTTGTCCTTGCCGCCCTTGCGCCCGCCCTTGCCGCCTTTTTTCACTTTGCCCATCGTCTTTCTCCTCAGGGGTTAATGATAAACAAGATGATCAGCACCACGATCGCGATCAAGATCACCGCGATTGCCCACAGATCCTCACTCTCGAAAGTCATCAATGCACGTTCAGCCGCTCGGCAAACATCGGATCGGCGTAAGCCGTTACCTCATTGCGCCTTGTTCTTGCGCTGGCCGTCATGGTCGAGCCCTTATTGCCGCACGCTTCCGCCGTAACGCCAACCTGGGCGTGACCAAAATCCGAATGACACCATTGCCCGCCCTCGAACAGCCCATGCGCCTCGGCAATCCGCGCTAATGTCGAGCGATCCGGTAAATGGCATTTCGCGCTGACGCGCCCCCTGCCCGTTTGGCAAACATCAAGCGCCTTACCGCACGGATGCAAAGAAGAATTTGAGCAATGGCCTCGCCTGATCCCGCCCATGAAATAAACCGTGGCCCCGGTCGCCTCAATGGCGTCGACGTAGCCCTGAAACTTTGCGGCGAACTCGACGCCAACGCGGGCGCTGGCACCTGTTTTATGTGAAACGACATTGCCGTTGCCATCGGCAACGGTATTGCGATGGTGAACTCTTGCACTCACTTGCGACGTTGCGAACACAGTAACCGCCATGATCGCAACGGCAATTGCTTGCCATCGTCTCATACAAACTCCCTTAAGTTTGTGAAAACTATCGTCCTTTGCCCGCTGGCTTGCCGTTGACCCAACCGTAATCTTTATGACTTGGCGGGATCGTGCTCGTTATCGGCGCTGGCATCGTCGACCTCTTCGCTGTCAAAATCCGCCATCATACCCTCGATCAAAAACATAAAGCGCGCGGCAGCGTCACGCACCTTCACGATCTTTGCCATTTTGGTTTTTTCGTCAGAATATTCCTTGACGATATCGGCAACGCCCTCACGCGCGGCATTGAGCACGCCATCGATCAGCGCGTCCTGAACTAAATCAGCGGTTCGATCGTAAGCATCTTTCGCCATGTCACCACGCCTTGAAGCCGTCGTCGGTGCCGGTTTTCATGGTCTTGTAGTGCGAAAACTCGATCGGGGCATTGGCGACGGGTTTGGGTCTAACCCCCCCGGTCATGCGATCGAGCAATTGCCCGACCAGCCCGATGGCATCGACCTGATCGTCATATTTCCCGGCGTCAAATGCCAACAGCTCACTTCTGAAAGCCGGATACCATTTGGCGTATTCGGGAACGTAGAGCCCGTCCAATGCCATGCGGCCTCTGATCGACTGCGCCCGCACGCCCTTGTCGCCGCGGGTGGGAAACTGCTCACGGAAACAATAAGCGTGCCGCTCGCGCTGGCGCCGTTCCAGGAACGGCCCGATACCGGAACGAATTTGTCCCTGTTCCTCCGCCCAGCCCAAGGGCTTCCACTTCAAGACCAGATCGCAGAAGGCTTCGACCCATTCATCCGACGCCGTCTGCTTGCGCCAGATATCGAGCAGGTACATCTTGCCGTCGGGGTCGAGCCCCACCACGGCATGAACCGTGTAGTCGCCGCCGTCCGCCGTCACGGCATAATCGCTACCGCCGTAAACCCTCAACGTCTTGCGATCGGGCGGCAGATCGTACGGCCGCAACCACTCGGACTTGAAAAACGTGCCGTCATCCGGCGTCGGGTTCTGCATGTAAAGCGCAGACCAGAAGCGCGGTTGCGTGTTCCTGCGGATCCGCTCGAGCGTCTCGAGCGGATAGGCGTCCGGCCACAAAGCCTCGCCCTGCCCGTTGATCGCCGGTAATTCAACCACCTCGAACCTGTCGCCGCCCGCGGCCTGTTGCGCCAAAATCCGCCCGCACAAATCATCCTCGTGCATGCGGTGATTGATAATGACGATGCGCCCTCCCGGCATCAGGCGGTTATAAGCCGTGCCGGTGTACCAATCCCACACGTTCTTGCGCGTCAGCTCCGACTCTGCGTCGGCCATCGTGGCGTAGGGATCGTCGATCAGGATACAGTCGCCGCCGCGGCCCATGATGGAACCGCCGATCCCGAGTGCGTAGTAAATTCCGCCGCCGCTCGTATGCCATTTGCCTTTCGCCTGTGAATCCTCCGCCAGCGTCGTCGTCTCGAAGATGGCGCGGTACTCGGAACTGTTGATCGTGTTCCTCACGGCGCGGCCGAAGTCGGACGCCAGGCTCTCGGTCGCGGACACCGATATAAACTGCTGATCCGGCTGGCGTCCGAGATACCAGGCGGGGAACCTGTGCGACGCCAGTTCCGACTTGCCGTGCCGCGGCGGCACCAGCAGCATCAGCCGGTCGATCTCGCGGCGCTCGACCTGCTCGAGTTTGGCCGCGATCAGGCGATGATGCTCCGCCGTGCGGTAGCGCTCGAAGGTGTATTCAGTGAACGGAATCAGGCTCTCGTTCGCCGTCTTGCGCTGCAGCAATTCCTGCGCCGCTTGCAATGGCGTTACGGATGAGACCTTCCAGTTCTTCCCGCGTCCAATCGGAAGCGTCATGTTTTGTCACCGTGACCGAAGAAGTTTGCGCGGGGCGCCCGTCAAGCCTGTCGGCCAGCGCGACAATCGCCGGTAACGCATGGCGCGACTTGACCGTGCAAAGCCTGATGAGGTTCTTGGCGATCTCGCGCAGTTGCTTGAAGTCGCCGCCGGCGGCAGCGATCTCCATACGCAGCGCGTCGGCAAAAGGCCGCTCGGTGATGATGCGACCCAACGGGTTGCCGGACTGACCCTTCTTGTAGGCCATAGGATATCTCCGAATGTTTTATGCGGGCAGTAGATTTTTGGAGCGGGCGACCCTTAGGCGATATCCGAAATGTTTTTCGGCGGTTGGCGGGGGCGGGGTAAGGTTCCATCCGACCAGCCACGGAGTCCCACATAAAAGGGGACATACCCCACCCCCTCGCGAATTTCCCGGCGACGATTCGATCACGCGCGCAAACCGCAAACGAAAATAATCCTAGCGGACTATCATCCTAGCGTGCGACGCGTACGAGCTGGCACGCGTGCGCGCGTACTAGGTACGAGCGTACGAGCGTACGAGCGTACGAGCGTACGAGCACGGTAACACGTCATGTGTTCCCGCATTCTGGAATTGTAGGACGCGTATCGTGCGGCACATTACTTGCTAGCGCGCGGGCATGACAGCGCGCGAGCATCGAACGTTGGCCGGATTATATTCCGCGCGAGGGTGTTTGCGGGGGCGTGGACGTTTGCAGTGGTACGGGATTGAAACCGCCCAAAGAAAAATCCGGCCACTTAACCGGATTCTCTCAATTACCTATCTGACGTCGATTTGCGCGGGAATGTCAATGATACGCAATTTTATTACGAATTTACCAGGTCCGCCGGCGTAACATTACCGGCCACTTTTCACTCAATATGCGCCCACAAAAGCACTGGCGCGCTGATCAATCCAATGACCAGCACGCAAGCTGTCAACGGATCGGATGAGGCCAGCACAAACGGCACTGCTATCGTCCTAATGACCCATTCCCACAAAGCGGCAGGAGTCGGCGCATTGCAGACAAACACGGCAGCAGCGAACACGATCCCAATGCAAGCGAACGTCTCGTAAAGATTGCGAAGAAAGTTTCTCATCGGTTTGGCTCATCTTGTTCACAATGAATCGCCGTGCGCGCCTCGCGATCCTCGGGCGTCTCGACGTGATAAACCTCAACGTTGATTGAACCGACTCGCATGACAACTTGCGAGTCGGCATTTTCAGCGGTGTAAGTTTGCGCGGATCGTTTCACGCATCGCTCAAAATAACTGTTGAGCATTCGATTAGGACTGACAAAATCGAATCGGTCCCCGATTTTCAATTCGCGGAATTTCATAACGTCACCCGTTGCGCCAGTTCCTCGGTAATCACGCCATCACGCGCCAGCGCGTCGACGTACTCGACAAAGGCGATACGCGTATCGGTGACGTAATCGCCATCGCGCAATGTACGCTTACTCGCATTCGGGTGACTTTCCCAAAATGCGCGGCGTAAATCTTTTTCGTTTGTGATCATGGCTAGAGTCCTGTTGCATGTGGAACGGCGCAACCGATTGCGCCCTCGACGGTTGCCCATCGCTTCGCAAGGATTCGATCCTGCCAGTTTGCGAGAATGTGCTCAGCCTTTGCCCCGCACAATTCAGACAGCGCGATTAACACCTGATCGATTCCCCGTTTGTCGATAATCGTTTCGAGGATATCGATTTCATTCTTTCCGAGATTGCTGCCGCTCATTTGGTTTTCCCCTCAATCAGTGTTTTTGTGTGCGAGTCCATTTCATCCGGTGCCATTGTCACTAATTCGACGTCGAGTCCGTCCGCATGGCACTGTTGCAAAGTCACTTGCGCGGCGTCGGGGTCATTGTCGCCCCACATTAAAAAATCCGCTCCTTTCGTCGCCTTGTCGCGCACGATGTAGCGAGTTGATTTCGTCATTGTCATTTCCCCTTGTCGAGTTTGTTACGAATAAGCCGCATCGCTTCGTCGAACATTTCTTCCGTTCGCGCCTTGTTACAGTAATGCTCAAATTCAGCGGTATTCAATTCGGGAAAATTGATATCAAATTCCCCGAAAAAATAATTCTGTGCCGTGATTTGACGCTCGCTCCCCCAATCATCGTCATTGATTGGTTTGCCGATATCCGCGAGTTTCTGAAAGTGTGCGATCATTTCTTGGTTTGTCATGGTCAGGCGTCCATCGCGGGGTCGCGGTATTCAAGATGAAAGAGGTCGATATTAACGACAAGATAATCGCCGCAATCATGGTGCCCCGTGAACCAGCCACGCTCGCGCAAGTGGCGTTGCATCTTGTCGGCGTAACGTACGCCCTCGCCATTCGGCCCGTACCATGCGCTTGAAGAATCGAAATTCCGCACCAGCTCATTAAGCGTCATTACGCCAGACACCTCGCCATCGCTGGTGTATAGAATCCGCATAGGCGCGCGGGTTTTCTCACCCTCGACAAATTCAACAATGTCTGCCCAATCATCCGATTGAAAAACGACATCGCTTGAGCCATCGGGCATGTCGCGATGGATTGAAAAACGCGTACCCATCGCGCTTTCGCTCAAGGACTTGTCCACGTAATCCATGAAAATCTGCAAGCCAAGTGTTTCGCTTCTGTAACTCGGGCAAACGTCATTATGCCAAGATGAATCCGAAAACCCCTCGGGCATCGCGGGCAGATCAGCGAGCGGATAATCGGAAAATTCAGGATGAAATTCCGGCATTGCACTCCCCATGTTTTCGAGCCATTCAACCTTGGCGCAATAGGACGGCGGGAAACGCCATGCTTCCCATGATGGTCCTGTCGGCGTGATATCGACGCGCCCCTTTTCCTCATCATTCAATGCGACCCAGATAAAACCCTTGTCGCCCTCATCCTGCCATTGCGGCTTGATGTTCACCCTGTCGCCCTTGCGGATCATGTTCCTAACTCCGTGTTGCTCTTTTTCCATGTCCGGTAATATACGCCCCCCAGACGTATTACGTCAAGGGGGCGTATTGCAATTATTTATAATCTTTCGGTCTGGTACATCAGGTCATCAAGCGCAGCTTGACCACCCAATATCCGCAACAGGCTTTGCCCCTGACGGCGGCAGATTCGGAAAATCTTTTCCGCCTTGCGGCTGTCAACGTCATAACCATATTCGCCGCACCATTCCTCGAAAGAGGATTGCAATGCGCTGGCATCCATCGCGAGGCAGTTCAACACGTCCGGCAATGTCGGATCAGTGGTTACGCCTGACCCCTGACTATAGCCTACCGTCATTCCCCGCTTGCCCTTGCGGATCACGCAACGGAAATGATGAGCACTCGCCATCCATTTTTCGTCGGAGGCAAAATTCGGATTCGTATCAACGGTACGCCAGTTCATTTTCAGACCGTGTTCCGTGATAAATTGTTCAAGCGTTTTCATTTTTCTTTCCCCTCGCTTTTGTCTGTCGATGGATCAATGTCCCGTCACGATAACCAGCATTCACGATGATCTCTTGTACGTTCACGCTTTCCTCAACATCGGCCCAAGTGTCGGTTGCGCCAAGCTGACGTCGATGCTTCGCCCACACCTGCCGCATGATGTAGTGCGCTTCCACTTCGCTATAGCCGTACGCCTCGAATGAAAAATTGCGTGTTTCCAGCGAGGCCTTGAATATCTGCAACATTGTCTTTTCCCCTTGTTTCAACTGTCATGCTTATACGCCCCTCAGACGTATTACGTCAAGGGGGCGTATAGCGTTTATTTCTTGGAATGGCGCTTGATCAGTTCCTCGGGCGTTACCTTGTGCCTGATCATTTCCGCGATCAGGTAGGCAACCGATACGGGGATTTCCGTTTCGCCCAAGGCCCATCGCTGCCCCTGTCGCGGCGAATACCCGAAAAATTCCGCCGCGCGCTGCTGCGACAGTCCGAATTTATCGATCGCAATTCGGAATTGTGCCGGTGTCATTTTCATTTCCCTTTTCCTTTCCTCCAGCCAAATCGGCAAACCGGTGAAGCAAACCGCAAACGCAAATCAGCAAACCGGATCAGCAAACCGCTCGAGCAAATCGAGCTGGTTTTTTTCGTCTCCGAAAAGACCGGCATCGCACGCCAGTTGTGCGCGCGCCGGCCTCAGCGGTTGAGCGGATCTGCGCGCCAGCAAATCCGCGTTCGATCCTGCCGTCCCCGGCAAATCGAATTGTCCAGGCAAACCGCAAATCGCCATGTCACACCCCCTCCGCAGTCTTGAGAAACGTCCGCTGGATCTCGTAGCAATCGGATATCCAGCGCGTCCGCCACTTGGCGAACCATTCATCGTGACCGCCATAGGACCGTTCGAACTGCCAGCCCTTTGCGTTCGTCCCGGCTGGCAAACCGCGCTGACGCCGTTCGTGATTATTGTCCTTGCCGCTCGCCATGCGATCCTGAAAATTGTAGTCTTGGGTAGCCATTTGATCCCTCCTAACAGGGGTTTTTGGTCAGGACCGATTGAGGGAGTGCAATCCCTCAATCGGTTCGCTTTTTGGTTAAATACGTTCCGCCCGCTGACGCGCGGTACGTTCCGCCATTGTGATTGTCGGCGCGATCAGCTTGCCAAGCGCGGTTTTCGCCGTGGCGTTTTCGTTGCATTCGATCTCGTAGGCCAGGAGCTTGACGATAAAACTCCATTCATTTTCCGAAAGCAGCGACGCCCTGTCGCGAATTTGGTCGATATCCATTGCTCAATTCCCTTGTTTGCATTGCGATAGGAATCGTATACGCCCCTCAGACGTATTACGTCAAGGGGGCGTATGGAATTATTTTACGGAAATGTGGAAAACGGGTTTTCGTAAAGCGTCAGGACCGCTGACCTTTCCGGCCCTCGGCCCCCGCCAGTGCGGAAAGTCCTCTTTTGAGGTTTTGCAGCTCGGCAACCCCACCCGGAACCCTACCCCCCTCGCAAATATCGAATACGGCACGCGCAACCGGGGCACCCAGACGTTTTAAAACGTTCAAGGCCTCTTCATAGTCCTCTAAGGTCAAAACCTGCCTACGGGCTTCCCTGCGCCCCTGCGCGCTATCGGGATCGGCGGGTGTTCCGCCCTTGGGGTCAAGGTTGGCCGATCTTGGCGACCTGGGAGCCAGCGTCGCCCGCGCATAGTCCGCTGCCAGTTCATTCCAGTGTTTGCCAGCGGCAAACTGAACCGCGTTGATCTTGCCCGCCAGGAACAGGTACCCCAGCGTCGACCCCCATACCGCGTCGCGCATGCCCGCCAATGCAGCGTCCCGTAACCGCGTCACCTCGGCCGGCGACGGCAAATGGGATTCACGCTTGACCCGCCCGCTCGCTTCCCTGACCGCCATGACTTTCCGGCGTGACATGACCCTATGCCCCCCCGAAATGCGGAACCGGATCGTCAAAAGGTGCATCGAGCGGCAAATCGGTATCGGCAAACCGATCCAATGGATCACCGTGCGGCGTTCTCACCGCCGTCACGGTCGCACCCGGAAACGTCAGCTTGGCGTCGACCGTGGCACGATAGTCCGACAGCAAACGTCCGATCTCTTCCAGCGTGTAAACCGCGACCTTGCGCCCCTCCGCTACCGCGGCATGGGCTTGATGGGAATCGGGAACAATCACGGCAACCGTTCCGTCCGCAAGCGGCACCTCCCAGACCTCGCGCGCCAGCGGACTTTTGTTTTCTGCCATCGCCGCCTTATCCAGCGCCCACCACGCCGTTGCCATGCGCGCGGCTTCCCGCCGCACTGCTTCAAGGTCGCCATGCCAGATCGCCTGATTGAAAAGGTAGCGCTGCCTGTCGAATTTCTCGCGCAGCTCGGCGCTAACCAAAAGCCTTAATCGGCCAACGCCCCATTTGCGTTCCGCCTCGACAGCCACCTGGTCGGCGCCGTCGATATAGCTTTGCGCCGTGATGTAAGTTCCCGCCGTCATGGCCCAGGATTGGGAACTCGCTAACGGGTCTTTGCTCATCGTATTTCCCCCCCACACCCCCTATAGAGGGAAGAAATACGATACGACGAGGTTATGAGTAACCTCGTATCGTAGAGTGATACGAAATTTCGAAACAAACTCATCACCTTGTCGAAATTCGTCACGTCGTATTTGCCTCCGTATCGGGGCTGATACGTTGACAAAAACGACCATTTTCGTATCGGGGCAAATCGATACGATAGTTCCACGTCATTTACCTTCGTAGCCAATTGCGTCCTCCCCTTTTTTGGTAATCCGGTACTTCTTGTTTCGAAATTGCGTCACGAAACCGTATGCGAGCAACGCCCGCATGATGCGCTGCACTTTCGGTTTGCTTGGGCGCCCCTCGTTCACAAACCCCGCCTTGATTGCGATGCTCGCAAACGAAATGTCCTCGTTCGCTGCCATGATCTCGAGGACGCGGTTTTCATCCGTCTCGATACGGGCTTCACCCGCTTCGACCGAGCTCTCGGCGATCGGAACTGCAATGACAGAGGGCATCAGCCGCCCCTCCGCGTCCCTCACCCGCGCGCTTTCAGCCGTCCTGATCTCGAAAGCGACCGGTTCAAATTCCGGCCCGCGGAACTTGCCGAGCCAATGCAAAACAATCTGCTTTTCGCCGTCCGCCCATAGCGTCAGGTTACCGTCCACCTCATTGACGAATGCCGAGCCCCCCATCGGCAGCAAATTGTCCTGCGTGGCATTCTTGATCGGATGGCAGTTGACCAGCACAGCCGGTTTGCCGGGAAGGAACGTCAGCCGCCGCAGCAACCGCGCGTAGCCGCCCTGCAAGGCGTTCGAATTGGCGTCATCGCCCAGGAAATACGCCGCCGCCGTGTCCACGATCACCAGCACGAGATCGTCGATCCCTTTCGCCGCCGCCTCGATCACGGGCAACTGTGCCTCGATATTGATCACGCCGGCCACGAACCGCATTTTGAGGGATTCAGCCGCAAAGCCGTAGGCGTCCGCCAGCACCAGCAACCGCGCCCGGATATCGTCGGGGTTCTCGCCAGCCAGCAGCAGGACCGTGCCGGATTTGACCTCGCGCCCGTGCATGGGAAGGCCGCGCGCGATGCACTGCGCCATATACATCGCCAGCGCCGTCTTGCCGTGGCCGGTGCGGGCGGTGAGCGAATACAGATAGCCGCGCTGCAGGATCCCGTCGACAAGGTAGGCTGGCGGGGTAAAACCGGCGACGAACTCAGCCGCCGTCAGGATCAGCGGCAACGGCTTGCCGGTTGCGGGGTCGATCGTGGGCTTGGCGTCAATTGGTGCTGGCGATGGCGTCAATTGACGCTTTGGTTTTGCAGCTTCCTCAGCCACCCGATCGTCCCAATGGCGCATCGAGGCCCGCCACTTGCCCAAAAAGGCCGTAGGCCCGCGGCCTTCCCGTTCCAACAGCTCGGTTTTAGCGGCGCCGCTTAGACGTGAAACGACGGAACGCTCATAGGTCGAATAGGCGACCGACGCGCGCAATTGCTGTTCGGTGTCAGACGGACGGCCGATCGGGTTTTCCCGTTTGTGATCGAGGATCGAGGCCCACACCACCCGCGCCATGTAGGCCTCGCGGCCGTCCGTACGGTGGCCGAAATCGTCAAAGTCATGGCCGGGAGAGGCGGTTGTTTCACGAGGAACGGACGTGTCGCCGCCATGCGCCTCGACCAGCATTTCAACGGCGTCGAGCAACCATTGCGGCGCGGTTGCTATTTCCGTTTCCCACGGGGCATGGCCTTTCGCCCACTCGTAGACATGGCCGGATTCGTGCCGTGATGGCGGCAACAAGGCAAAGCCGCCGGTGCCCCTGATATCGACGCCGATCGAGGTGCGGTTGGTTGGCGCCCGGAAGCCTTCGGGGAAGCGAAAGAGTTTCTGCCGTCCGCCGCCGCCTGTGTGCTGCTCGACCGTCTCGGGGTCGAGGCCGGAATTTTCAGACTCGATCAGGTCATGCCACCACGCCGCGGCGCTTGGCGTCTTGTGGTCGTCCAAGTCGATCACAAGCACGTTGCCGGACGCCATGCCGGTCACAATGCCCATATTGGAGCGGCCGACGTGTTCGCCGCCTTTGCCGTACCAGCGCTCGAAGGTGGCTTGCGGCGCCAGGTTTTTGCGGTACTCGGTCCACTCCGCAAGCTTCGGCCGCTTCCAGGGCGTGCCTTTCGGCGCCTCGTCCGGCATGTAGCAGGGGATCACCTGCAGACCGAGCGAGCGGTACATCGCCGCCCATTCACCGGGACCGGCAAAGTCAGGATCAAAATCAATGTGAGGGGCGGAGCCCATCATAGGCCCCGCCCCTCAACAGGAATCGAAATGCCAGTTACAACCACGCTTGCACCTATGATGGGGACGCTCGCTGTTGTTTCTGTCAGGTGTAGGGACCGGGAGAGCGTCAGACCTCTTCCGGCCCCGCTTTTTTACTCAGCCGAAATCAGCCATGACGTCGGGCACGGCGGTTTTGGCTTGCGGCGGTGGTGGTGCAACTCTTGTCGAGCCGGTCGAGGGCGCCATCGGTTGCGTTGTTGGTGCCGTCTCGTTCTCAAAGCCCGTCGCGCCCGCCTTGGGCGAGAATTCCAGATCGCCGCGCGGAACCCAGGCCACGATCCTGAACGTCGGGTGGTAGTTGGTCGATTGCCGCTCGCCCGTGCCGCTTTTAACCGGCGTCGACTTTTCCATGATGATCACGGGCAGCTTGCCGGGATTTTTGGAAGCCTCTGCCTTGTACTGCAGATAGACCGCCTGGAGCCCCGACAGGAACGCCTTTGACGTCCCCGCCACCTCGCGTAACGGCGGTTGTCCGGCCGCGCACTCGGTCGACAGCTTCACCATGAAGCGGATCCCGTTTTTGTGGACGTCGGACGGCCGCGGCGGCAAGCGGCTGCCGATCGGCACCAGCCGGAAATCCGGCGCCGACCCGGCCACGAAATTGATCCAGCCGACCTCGACGTTTTCAAAGTCGGCGATGACCTTGAAAATTGCCGTGATGTCGACCGGCTCACCGACAAAACCGTTGGCCGTTTCGGTTCGATCGACGCGGAACCAGCGCCCCGATCGTGCATCGTATTTTATGATCGGCAGAAAGTCGCCGCTTTCCGCCGTCTCGGTGGAAAATCCAAACACACTCATGGTACTCTCCTAAAGGGCTGCAATAGGCTTGCAGCGTTGCCATTCCCCGTTGTTGGGGAAATTTCAGATATGCCAGTATTGGAACGCCAGCGCGCGCGCCTCTGGCCCGGTCCAATAGAAACTTTCCAGGTCAGGCACGGTGATATCGACGAAGAATTGCGGATCGTCGGATTGATTCAGGAATTTCTCGACATGCAAGGCGGTTTGGTAAAGCGCTGCCCTGTGCGCGTCGATATTTTCGACGGTGTAAGTCTGGCACTTTTTCGGTGTTGCGTAGGTGATGCGCGCCGCGGCGTTGTTGCTTGTGACGTAGAGTGACACCTGCTTGGCGTGGTTGACCCTGATCTCTGACGGCATGCGCTCGGTTGTTTTCAGGTCCGTCGTGATGTTGTGCTCGGCCCAATGGAAATCGTAGTAGCCGAAGATCGGCAGTTTGAGCCCATCCGGCTTCCACTCGACCGATCCCTGGCACTCTGACGGCACGCCGTACGGGCGCAGCTCTTCAAGCGCTTGCGCCACCATGTCGGGAATGTTGCCGCGGTACTTTTCGCGCCGCTCATCGACCGACATGGCGGAAAGCGTGTCGTATTTGAGAAACGCCACTTCGTTACAGGCTTTGAAATCCGCCGTTGGGTTCAGCAACCCAAACGTCACGCCGTCCTCGACCGCGACGCCGCGGTGGGCTGGCACGCCGACCGGCTGGCGCAAGCCCAGCACCCGCTCGAGCACGAACATGGCGGGCGAGGCGCAGAATAAATTCAAGGCGCTTGGGCTGTGCCGGATATAAGTCGGCGCCGCGGCATAGACGACCGGCTTTGCATCGGTTGTGTCTTGTACGTTCATGGTCATTTCGGTGTCCCCTTTAATGCCCCGACCGAGGCGAGAAAATCAGTTGCTTCATTGAGAGTCTTCGCCATTGCCCACGGGTGTCCGAGCTCAAAGGCGTAGTCGCGGAATGTTTTTTGATCATTTGAAAGTCGTCCGCCTTCGACTTTCATTTCCAGCCAGGCGGTACGCCCGCCCGGAAGCAGAAAACAAAGGTCCGGCACGCCGCGCTTGACGCCTTCGGCTTGCAGTTTCTTTGCCACGCTGATGTGACGCTTGCCCCCGTTCGGGATCGCAAACCAGAACAGCTCGGGATCGGCGCGGTACGCCAGCAGCGAGCACAACGTCGCCTGAAACTCGTGCTCGTTCGGGAGCAATCTCATTGCTGCTCCCTGTGCAAAAGCGCGTCGACAATATCGGAGTTGAGCTGCAGCAAAAGATTCTCATCGAGCGAAAACAGCAAAGTTTTTTGTTCCTTGGTCTGGATGCTCAAAATAGCCGGATCGGCCGGACGCTTGATCACGGCAATGGATTGCACGGGTGCAATTTCGCTCATCGCTGGTAAACCATTTTATGATGCTTGCGGCACCACGAGGATTGCTTGTGGACGGGAAGCCCGCAAAACAAAAACGGCGCTTCATCGCCGAACGGCCAGCGGCATTCGCCGTGCTCCAATTCGAATATCGTGACAAGCCGCGGTTCGCTTGTTTGCTCTTCGATGCGCGCGACCGTCACCGGCTTCGGTGGCGCCTTGACCTTGACGCGCCGCACGAACAACAGCCGTTGCGGTAACCCTAGACGTCGCGCACGTCCGACACAGGCGCTTTTGGTGATGTGCATTTCAAATTCGTCCGAGAGCTGGCAAGCGATTTGCTCAAACGTCGAAAAATCCGCGCCCTTGTCGCCGTGCAAGGCGACCAGCCGATCGTTGAGCCCCGGCGTCTCCCACGTCAGCGGGTTGTGATTGTCGGCGTGCTCATCCTGAAAACGCCGATCGCCGTGCCGAGGGTTAGTAATGGGAATGGTCAACGGCACGGCGCCAGCGTCCGCGGTACAAGGGGACTTTCCCGCGAAGCCTTCAAAGTTTTTTGTGATCACATGCACCATCATTTGCACCATCGGTAATCTCAGGCGCGAGAAAGACCGCGAAGCGCGCGAGCCGCGTTGATAAGCGCAAGCACGTCCGAGCTATAAAAATCCTGATCCTTGGCATTGAGAGCACCCGCTACGTTCTCGAATTGCGTTGCCAGGCGTGCGGCTTCCGCCCGCGCCTTGGTTGCTGCCTCGAGCACGCGGACAGCCGTGCTTGTTTTGGGATCCCGGCTTTGCCCGTAATACAGTGATTTGATTTGGCGGAATGAGGTTTGTGATTTTCGCGCCGCGCGTTCCAGCCAGCGTTCGCGCGTTTCATCGATTCGTTGTGGACCGGCGATCTCTCCGATCAATAACCGCCAATTAAATTCAATCGCGTCGTCTCGCATTGTTGTCCCCTGTCAGACTTTTCCAAAAAAAAGAAAGCGCAAGCTGCTCTAAGCAGACTTGCGCTCGTGGTTCGACATGAAAGCACGCACTTTGAGATAGGTCTTGTAGCGAAGCTCGCGCCCGTTACGCAGATTCGAAACGAGGTTGGGGTCACCTAGCGCCAAATCCCCGAATGAGGTTTGCGCCATGCCGGTTTTGCGTAGGAATTGCTCGACTTCTATGAGCAAGGCTTCGGTGGGTGATCTCATAATAGGAGTGATAAGGAAAAGTCCTAACCCTGTCAAGGGTGTAATTCCTTAAAGCGTGCGAGTCAGATATGTCCTAAATGGTCAGGATGGACGCTGTGAGAGAATTGATTTTAAAGCGGCTTGGCGAGGTGGGCCTCACCATGTCGGAGGCCTCGCACCTCATTAACCGCAACGCGTCTTACCTGCAGCAATTCCTCAAGCGCGGGATACCGACCGAGCTGCACGAACGCGATCGCGGCAAGCTGGCGCAGCTTTTGAATCTCTCCGAGGATGAATTGCGCGGTAGCTCGACACCGCTGCCGCCGCGCGGTTATGCAAAGATCGGGAACAATCATTCACGAAGGCGTGAAAGTCGCGAAAGCGTCACGTTTGATCCACAGAATTTTATTGAAAACCGCCGCGATTTTCGCATTATCAGAGGGCAGGAATTGCCTGTTTATGGCACAGCTCAAGTGCCTGGCGGGGCGTTCACAGTGACAGCAAAGCCGATTGATTGGGAGGCGCGTCCTGATTTTCTGGCCCGCCGCGAAGATGCTTATGGCCTGATTGTCAGCGGCGATTCGATGGATCCAGAATGCAAGAACGGCTCGACCGTTCTTGTCGATCCCCATTTGCCTCCAAAAAACGGCGATACCTGCGTATTCCGGTCGAAGAAAGACAACGTCGATATGACGGCGACCGTCAAGGTGCTTGTGCGATCGAATGAACAGAGCTGGTTTGTCCGCCAGCACAATCCGCCCAAGAAATTCGAGCTCAGACGTTCGGAATGGCAGGATGCCCATACCGTTGTCGGCAATTACAGCCGTCACTAATCCCGTCACATTGCCGGTCTGACCACTAGGGCCATTGGCCCTAGGGAGTTTTTTCTATGGGTTATCCAAATAATTTGTTTGTGAAAAGGATTTGACCTGTTCGGAAAAGTCCTATAGACAAGTCCTCAATACCAACCGGCGCTAATGAGGATGGCTCATGGACTACTTTGTTGTGTTTAGACAATTTCGTGACAACAGCCTCGAGGCGGTGGTCGACCCCGCGCACACACGCGAGCAAATTATCCGCATGATCAAGGCGCGCGAGTACGACAATATCGTGCGGATCGATCAGGTTTATGCTGGCACCGTCAAAGACGTCACTACCGAGCTGATCGATCAGGCGGAATTGGAACTCGAGGAAGAGGCCAATCGCGAATGGGCTTATAGCCGCCCTTCCCGCCACCTGAGTTACAGCCGCCATGCGTGAGATCGTGCAAACGCTCGAGCGGATCCGCGCCGATTACGTCAGTGATCGTGACACGTTTTCGGGCGAGACGTACCCGCGCCCGCGCTATGCCGAGCTGGCACAGCAAAATATCAGCGCGATCGATCGCGTGATCCATCTATTGAACGCACAGGGGGAAAACCATGTTTAGGCTGACGCTTGAGGATATCAACGCCATCTGCAAGCCGCACAATGACAAGCTCATTGCAGAAGGCCGCGCCGACAAGCTGGCGCGCGATAATGAAAAATTGCGCGAGGCCTTGCGGCTGGCGCGATTGTTCATGAATCACAGCGTCGGCGCGCCAACCTATGACGGCCCTGACCCCTACCCGATCATCGATCAGGCGCTAAAGGCTTAAGTCATGGGCTTTGAGCCGATCACCTATTGCGCGTTTTGCCACGAACCGAGTGACGTCTATCAGCCGGGATTTTGGTTGTGCGAAGGCTGCGCCGAAAACGAGATCGAAGAGAGCAAACGCGCACAAAGCGAGTGGCATGAAATGTGGTCGAGGCCGTTCCACAAGCCGGAATTGCTTTAATGGAGTAATCCATGCGCTTGCGATGCCGAAAGTGTGGCGGGACGTTTGATCCAGAAACACAGTCGGCATTTTGCGTTTTGTTTGAGCACGCGCCTGTTAAAGCGACTACGCAAAAGCTGCCCGCGGCACTGCAGGAGATCAAAGAAAAGACAAAGCGACCAAGTGAGTTTCAGTCGGATTTTCGGCTGATTTGGGAAGAGTAAAAATGAGCGTGCTCGAGGATAGCGGCGTTGAGCTCTACCCTGAAATTTACATGGTGGCGCGGTTTGGCGTCGAGGTGTCGCTATCCCCGATGCAATACCGGATGCTCGAAATGATCGCCGCTTCACGCGTTGGCGTCACGCCGGAAATGCTGTTTGAGCGGCTTTACGTCGGGATCGATTCGCCGCTGACCGCGCGCCGCGTTGTTCATAACCAGCGCGTTCATACCAACCACAAACTCGAGCCGATCAAGATGCAAATCACCTCGAGCCGCGGGCGGCATGGTGGCCCCGGCAGCTTCTATCGGCTGGTGGCGGCATGAAGGGCGTTGTTCTCAGCTTGTGTGATCGAACCGGCAACATGGTTTTGCCGTGGCTCGAGGCTGGCTATGAGGCCCTTACAATCGATATTAAGGAGCCATTTCGTAGCAACGGGGCTGTGGCTACCATCGCTGATATTCGCCAATGGCACTACCCGTTGCGGCTCGAGCGGCCGAAAATCATCTTTGCTTTCCCGCCATGTACCAATCTTTCGGTCAGTGGCGCGCGCTGGTTCAAGGAAAAGGGATTACGCGGCTTGATTGACGGTTTGGAACTTGTCGAGCGATGCAGAGAAATTTGCGAAGGATCGGGCGCTCCCTGGATGATCGAAAACCCTGTCAGCACCTTAGCGAGCTACTGGCGCAAGCCGGATTTCAGTTTTCATCCTTGGGAATTTACCAAATTCGAGTTGTCCGACAATTTTACCAAAAAAACTTGCCTGTGGATTGGCGGTGGTTTTGTCATGCCGAGAGCGAGTGTGGCGCAAGGTGTTCCGACGCCGGATAACCGCATTCATTTTGCTTCGCCTGGCGAAGCCCGCGCTGATTTCAGATCGGCTACGCCAATGGGATTTGCACGGGCAGTCTTTGAGGCAAATTCACCGAAATTGGCGCAAGTCGCATGACCGGAGGAAAACATGAAAGCCCTCAATCTGGCGATCTACACCGGCAAGGACGAAGGCCATAAAGTCACGATGGCGGCGGAATTTGACAACCACGAAGAGGCTGTCCGCTTCCACGAGGGCGTGGCGAGGCTATGCCGGGACGTCCGTAGCGGCGTTGCCGCTAACGCCTTGGGGAATTGGGGACAGCGGCTGTTGAGCAATAAATAGCGCTCTTAGACCTGTGCCTGAAAATGAAGGATTTGTCCTAGAGAGTTGAGTTTGTGAGGTTTTTATGAGCCGTCGCGCGGCAAGTTTCACCCAGGCTGACGTTGCCCGTGTGATCCGCGCGGCCAAAAAGGAAGGTGCGAGCTCGGTTGTCGTAAAAACCGGAGAGACGTCGATCGTCGTCCGGCTCGAGCCGTCCGACAAAAACAATGTGACCGAATCAGAGGAGGAAATTATCCTGTGAGGCTCATAAACAAGGGGAATTTGACCATGAGCCGCCCGCGCCCGCCTCACCTAAGGCAGCAGCGTACCCGTCACGGCAAGCTGGTTTGGTATTTTCGCATTGACGACGGCCCGCGCATACGGATCAAAGCGGAATTTGGAACGCCGGAATTTGACGCCGAATATGAGGCGGCGTTGGCTGGTAATCCGCCGCCGAAAAAAGGTTCACCGAATGCCGGGACGCTGGCGTGGCTGATCGAGCGTTATCGAGAAGTTGACGCGTGGCGATCGTTATCGTTGGCAACGCGCAAGCAACGCGAAAACATTTTTAAACAGGTGATTGGGACAGCCGGACATAATCGATTTGCTTCGATCACGCCGAAAGTAATCGCGAAAGGGCGCGATGTCAGGTCCGCAACGCCATTTCAGGCGCGGCATTTTCTCGACACTATGCGCGGACTTTTTGAATGGGCGCTTGGTGCCGGTTTTGTAAAACATGACCCGGCAGCTCCGGTTAAATACCCCGAATTAAAATCCGGCGCCGGTTTTCCGGTTTGGGAGGAAGAAGAAGTTGCGGCTTATGAAACGCGCTGGCCGATCGGGACCAGGCAGCGGGTTTGGCTTGACGTTTTGCTTTACACCGGCTTGCGCCGTGGGGACGCGGTAAGGCTTGGCAAGCAAAATGTCCGCAACGGCGTTGCCAGGTTACGCACGGAAAAGAGCCAAGGGAAAATGATGGTGACAATTCCGTTGTTGCCGCCATTGCAAAAAACCTTGCACGCCGGTCCAACTGCAGAGCTCGCGTTTATTTGTGGGATTAACGGCAAGCCGATGACCAAAGAGTCGTTTGGCAATGCCTTCTCAGACGCGTGCAGAGCCGCTGGCGTCAATAAATCGGCGCATGGGCTACGCAAGATAGGCGCGACGCGTGCGGCCTATAACGGCGCGACTGTGAGCCAGCTCAACGCTATTTTTGGGTGGACCGGGAGCAAGATGGCCTCGCTTTACACCGAGGCCGCTGATCGT